GGAGATTTGTTGTCAATCCCGCATTCATGGTTTGTACACCGATGAATGTATTTTCACCATGTCCAATACCAGATGATCCGGTACCTATGATTAGGGAAGTGATATCAACGCCATTTATCCGAATATCTCCATTGAGATTAAAATTGCCATATGCGGTCATGCCGTCATTGATAACTGCACCACCTGTAACAATAATACCTCTATTGAGCAAGAATGGATTATAGGTGTTAACTCCACCATTTGAAGCACCAGGATAGGATCCAAGTACAATCAAATCTCCTGCAATATAGACACTTCCACCCGTAACATCTGAATTGTCTTCGGTGGGTTCTGTAGACAACACCCTCAAAGTACCGCCAACAAAAGTCACATCGCCCGTACCACTCAATCCTGCATTATAAACTATCAGTTGATTGGGATCTATTCCGCCATTACCACTACCGCCCGCAGGCAACCAACTATTGTCATAGTATGCATAATTACTGCTACCATCAAACCAATAGTCGCCTTCGACTGGATTGCTTGGTGTGACAGGACTTACATAGTTTTTATTGAATGGAATGATTTCGCCATTCAACCCACCAACAAACAGTCGCTTGTCAGTCGTATTGACTGCAAGTTCACCGTGTGTGAGGCTAGGAGGGGTTACGCCCTCTATTACGCCTCTTTTGAGTTTGAATGTGATATCTGCTGACATTTATGCTCTATTGATTATTCGTAAGGGTTATACAGTTCTGCAACCATAGGATAGTTAACTTTTGTTTTGCCTTGTAGGATTGTGCCTTTTGATGCAGAAGAAATCTTGAGATCATAGAAATCTATTACGCTTCCACCTGTTACTGTTAGTCCGCCAGTAACTCCAACAGCCCCATATGCAGTACCAAATACACCCGTAATATCTGCCGGACCAAGACGAATTTCCAATGTCTTAAGTGGGGTTTTTCCGGCATAAGCCTGGGCTTGATTCTCAAACCCTAAGTAATTTACAAATCCAGTATTGGTGTTGTAGTCAACATACAACTGTCCAATCTTCCAATAGTTTGCTGTTCCGCCGTATGCACTTGCAATGTTCGCTCCCGTAAATGGCATATAATTTCTCCTTAAATAGTCTTGATATTTATGGGGGTCAGAGTTGAACCCACACCAAATTCGCTCCGCTTGGTGTGAAAGTGTAAAGTGTTCCTGTATCTTGCTGCAACCAACGGTCTCCCGCACTCGCGCCCGTAGGAGCAGCAGTTGCTGATGTAAACTTATATCCGCTAATAGTGATATCACCTGTCATACCGTTGACAGTATAAACAAGATCATTCAACAAATTGTCTGCGCTGATGCTGTTGTATTCTCTAGATCCCTTGTTATAGACAACAAGAGACTTGACTTCGTTCATTGATTCTGTGGGAGGATAGAGAGAATTATCTTCTACTGTTCCAATACTTGGAGCAAAAGAAGGACTATTATAAGTTCCAGAGTACCCTCCTGGAACAACACCCCAATTTCCAAGCATCACGCCGAGATCGCTACCATTTACCACACCATCCAGATTGACATCGCCATAGGACAAAGCCTTCAGAAGGTCTTTGTTTTGTGCCGACAACCCAGCAATCAATGAATTCAAAGTATTGATTAGTTCAGGAAGATATGCGGTTGACTGTGTACTTCCATCAGCAAATCGGAGGAAATTACTGGAACCCGTGATGGTTACCTTGTTGTATACCAACAGCCCTTCAGATCCCCAAACGAACTGCGAGGAGGCACTCAGTCCAGTTGCGCCTACTGCAAAGTCGCGGTATTGGATTGCACCGAATGTCGTTCCTGCGGCTTGGGTGATACCGCTAACATCACCAGTTCTTCCATTAAAGGTAGAGACATAATTTCCAACAGGACCAGTAGCACCGGTATTACCTTTGACAAATCCAAGTTGTATTGGAGATCCAACGGAACCATCAGGATACAAAGTACTGATGTACAGATAATTGTCACCACTTACCGAAGCAGCGGTAAATCCATATCCTGTTGTCCCCTGTGCGCCAGTAGCACCGGTAGAACCTGTTGAACCAGTAGCACCCGTATCACCCGTAGCACCACGGTCTCCCGTTGCACCTGTACTTCCAGTTGATCCTGTATCACCCGTAGCACCACGGTCTCCCGTTGCACCTGTGCTTCCAGTTGATCCTGTTGCACCCGTGCTGCCTCTTGCACCAGGCGCACCATTTCCAGTACCGCCACCCCCCGTAGCGGTGGATGCAATCGTTATGCTGTTTGTGACGGAATCTGTAGTCAGTATGATGTTTGGACCAGCGACAAAACGAAGAGTCTCCGCAACATATTGAATTGCAGTAAGACCTGTCGTAAGACCGTCTTGATTTCCTACCTCAACATATTTGAATGCAGTATCAAGACCACCGCCAGGATTTCCAAGGACAGTCGTTCCCTTGTTGATTTTTGATAAGTCAACCTTTAGCGTCTTGGTATTTGCATCATACTTAAGTGGATACATTGCGTGGAGAATCCCCGACTCTCCAGTAGCACCCTGTTCTCCGCGTTCTCCTTGGTCTCCCTTGTCGCCCTTCTCTCCTTGCGCTCCTCTTTCTCCACGCTCTCCTTGCTTACCTTGGTCTCCGCGATCTCCCTTGTCGCCCTTTAGTCCCTGCGAACCTTGCTCTCCGCGATCACCCTTTTCTCCTTGATCGCCTTTCTCTCCTACTTCTCCTTGGAGTCCGCGTTGCCCTTCCTCACCTTTTTCTCCGCGCTCTCCGCGTTCTCCTTGGATGCCTTGAGAGCCATCATCTCCCTTTTCGCCTTTTTCGCCCTGTATGCCTCTCTCGCCTCGTTCGCCTCTATCTCCTGTTGCACCTTTTTCGCCACGAAGACCTTGGGATCCAGGTGCGCCTTGGGAACCCGTTTGCCCTTGGTCTCCTTTTTCCCCACGGGAGCCGATCTCGCCCTTTTCACCTCTTTCACCCTTCGTGCCTGTCTCGCCCTTGTCGCCTTGGTTGCCCTTCTCGCCACGGTCACCTCTCTCGCCCTTGGGGCCTGTGATGCCACGAAGACCACGAAGACCCCTCTCACCAGGATCTCCCTTGTCTCCCTTATCACCCTTTGGACCTTTTGCGCCCTGAATGGGTTGTGGCATTTTTACTTCAGAAATAGGTTCAGATGGGACAGCATCCTCAGAGTTCAAGAACTCTTGGTACTCATTGAAGAGTTTATCAAAGCCATCGTCTTCCGGTGGCTCGTTGTGGATGAAGTCTCGGAAATTAGCCATGCAGGATATTTAGACCCCGCTTATGTCCCTGTCAACGCTTTCCACGAATGAGGGAACAAAGGTTGTATGATTGTTGAAATTGCCTTGGCATATTCCTGACATTCCCATTGGGCATGAGGATCTGATCGCTGCGTATAAACCCGTGCAAAGGCTGAAAGAGAACCCGTCCACCACCACTCGGTATATGTGCCTTGTGGCAGCACCGACCGTGCTTGTTCAGGAGCCACCCCACGCTTCAGGAGTTCATCGTAGGTAAGCAAAGCCTCCCGAACCGTTATTTCGTAGTGACGATTCACGGTGTTGTACGAGTCATCAATAGGCATGAAGTCTTCCGACCCCTGCTTGGCACCGTTTGTAGGCTTGCCACGCCATCGTGGAAAATACACGCTTGGCGGATCGCTCACATAACGGCGAGACACCTCATTTTCGGTGAATCCCACCTTGTGCTTGAAAAGTTGGGTGCGGACAAAGATGGGGGCTTTGATACGCAGAGTGATCTGCGGGTGGGCGAACGGAGTCCAATGCTTGTGCTTGGCAAGATAGCCAATGAGTTTCTGATCTTTCTCATTGAGTTTCTTGCCCCTGATCTCTCCCGTCCAATGTTGCTCACCGTCCCAATCGCTCATCTTGTTGAACGACACACGCGCAGCATTGGCTATCGTAAGATCATCGCCCATATGATCCACATAATGTACAAACCCATTATCCAATACCGAAATATTGGTGATTCTTTCCATGATATAACTCTCCCGTATAGGGTTATCAAAGCCCCCTAAACAAATTTATTGTCAATTAGTCGATGCTGGACTCGCTCAACTTATCAAGCATGGCTTGATTCTTGTCCTGAATGATTTCCTTGGTATCGGTCAGACCCTTAACGGCTCCACCGGCAACAATGATTCCACCGACTCCGAACTCCATGCTCTCAACTCCAGATTCATTTACAATAAACTTACGAATGCTATTTACAATGTTCATTTCTAACCTTTCTTATAATTGTTTAGTGCTTACGCTTGAAAAACTCAATCTGACGAAGACGCTTCTTTGCTGCATCTTCATTGTCATACTCGCCCAACTTCTTGTCGCCATCCTTGGATAGGATGACAAACTTACTGCCCTGCTTGACAATCTTCTCACGGATGTTAGTCTTGTCGAAAGGCTTCTTTGCCTTTCCTGTTCCCTTGATGTCATCAAGTACGCCAAGATTCCATCCACCCGATTCAACGGATTCATAATTGGTAATCTTGCCTTGACCATCAATCTTCATGGTGGAAAGCAACTTGTCTCCCCGACCCATGATCTTGACAGTATCTGCACCCTTGTCTGCTAGGTTAGATGCAATCTCACGAATTGCGGCATGGGCTTGCTGAAGATCCTGCACATTCATCACGGCAGTATCAACTACCTTGCCGTCCTTTTCAGCCGCCCACACAAACTCCTTTGGGAACTCGCGGTAGTGGCGATCAAATCCACGGCGTTGCGTGACCAACTTGTCGGTTGTCATGGCAGCACCAACACCACTCTCTTCAATTGTCTGTTCTTCTTCATATGGAAGAGGAGCAGATGATGCGTTCAGGGAATCAAGCCTGTCCTTCAACTTGGTATACAGCATAGCCTTGATCTGATGCCGACCCCCGATCATGTCTTTGCTAGAGAGGCGATCAAATAGACCATCCAAGGATGGCTGTGAAATCTCATTGTCTGTTGGTTCTTCGTTCATGCTGATATTTAGGTCAGATCTGTCGCCAAGTAGACAATTTTAGCCGTGCCATGAGACCTTCTGATGAATTTTCGTGAATAATCTTTTCAATCTTTACAGGATCGTGACCGACCAATACCATATCGTTGATGTCCTTGACCCGAATGCTATCGGGCCAAAAGCAGACACGGTAACCATCCTCTACCAATTTTTGATAAATGCCGACTACTTCCTTGTTGCGTGGTTCGTTGTCCAAGGCAAAGATCAACTTGCAGTCCTTCAGTTCAGAAGGCAGTTCGGAGATGTGCTTTGCTCCTAGCATGGCTACGCAGTTGGGAAGAAAAAGCGAATCCAATGGACCTTCCACCACAATCACAGGCTTGCTCTTGTCAATATGATCCAAGCCAAACCAAATAGATTGGAGATCCTTGTCTCGCTTGATGGTAATGTAACGAATGTTCTTGCCCGATGCAGTAGCAGTCAGAGATCTGCCCTGTGCAGCAACAAGACGCTTGCCTCGCATGATAGGAATGACCAATCGCTCATCGGGCGGGGCTTCTACTTCAGGATCCACTTGAGTTGCCCACCATCCAAAGTCCTCGGTGAAGTAGAGGCGATCCCACTTATCTACAGGGATCTTACGGCGGCGAACGAACTCCACAGCCTTATGATCTTCGGGTAGTTCCGAAAGGGTCTCTAGGGACTCCAACAGCAACTCCCTGCGCTTGGTTTCAAAGACGGGAGCCTCAAACTTGTACTGCTTTTCAGCCGTATCCTTAACTTCGTGGCGACCCTCTACCCCGTCCCGATACTTCTCAAGCATATACTGCTTATAGACAAACGGATCCAAATACTCAATGAACTTGCCAAGTGTAGTCCCGTAGTCGCAGTTGTGACAACGAACAAAGAAGCCACCCTTCTTCTCATAGAAATAGAACCGTGTCTTTGACTTGGACTTCTGACTATCCCCGCAGATGGGACACCGACACGCAGCAAGATCCTGCTTCTTCCACCCAAACTTCTGTAGACGGGGAGAGATCAGGTTGATGTACTTGGTATCAATGTAATTGGGCATGGGGTAAGTATACTGCTCATCGCATACCTGTCAAGCAGAAAAGTCAAGGTTTCGTGCTTAAAACCTTGACTTCTCATATGTTTGATGCGTGAGAAAATTAATTGTTGGATTTGCTGATTTATGAGGCTAATTTCGCAAACATCTTGTATACATAGCGATCAAGTTTGTGGAGGCGTTGGATGCTGCTGTGTGGCAGCATTACGCAACTCTGCAAGACGCTTGAAGCCATTGCGCTCCTTGATCTTTGCAATTATTTCCTTGGTGATGTCGGACTGCACCTTTGAGGCAAGACCGTCAGCACCAAAGATACGCTCCTTCTCGCTGTCAAGCATGGACTCTTTCAGAATCTCCATCATCTCTACAATTTCCCTGACAGCAGTAGATGTCTTCTTGGCAGTTACCATAGTCCATACAAGCAGACCTACACCAAACAGCATGGTTCCTATTATGAGAATTCCACCAACAAAGGCAATTTGCTGTAAGTAGTAATGACTAGCGGATGCAAATCCAATCATCAAGGCACCGACCATTATTAAAGTGAACCCCATTGTTTTGTTCACCAAGAACGACACAATAGCACCTCCTACAATTACGATGAATCCAATTATCCAGAACATCGTGATGTAAGTATAGAGGCGTTCTAGTGCCGCCTTCTTTGCTTCATCTAGTGATCCTTGTAACTCTGCAATCTTCTTCTCCATGTTGGAGATATCTGAGAGAGTTTGATCCAACTGTGCAGTCTCTTCTGCTATTCGCTTTGAACCATCTATGATCTGATCGGCATGACTTTCTATGCTTGAAAGTGATTGACGAATGTTTCCTGTAATCGGACGATTTACTTCGGATGTCAACTTATCAACATTTGTCTTTGCCGATGCCGCTTCCTTGGTTATTGCAGTTGCATCTTTCAAGATTTCATTGTTTGCACTCTTCACATGGGATGAGACCGACATGAGTTCGGTTGGGGCATCTTCAGTAATCCGTTGAGCCTTTGGAGGACATCCTCCCATGAACAAGACTGCCGCAACGCCTAGAGCCATTCCCAAACATCTTGAAATTCTCATGGTTACTCCTTCTTTTCTCTCGCCACTACATTAAGAGTCTGTGCATCACGGCGAAGTTGAGTGATACGCTTTTTCTTCTGCTTTGCCAATGCTTTGAATCCGCCCTTTGGACCTGGCGGCTCTTGACCAGGCGACACTCCTGCAATATTCCCGCTACCGACATTGTTCGCGGGTGCGCCCCCGCCTACCGCGCCTGCGCCCATACCGTTTTCGGTCTTCAACTTCTTGGCTTCAAGAATGGTAAAAGTCGTACCGTTTGGCATTGAGTAGACAGGAAATCCCATGATATCTCCGATGGGAAGCAAGGCTTGTTCCAACATAAACTTCTCACCACGGAGTTCATATTCACCTTCCAATGGAAGAGCATCGTAGTTTTCTTCAAGCATAGGTTGAATGTCTACACCATAGTGCTTGAATAGTTCCGTTCCTGCTTCATCAATCTTACGAGGAGAGAACATATCCTCACCCGCAACCTTTTCGCGGATATCAAAGAGTTTAGCCAATGCTCTTCCCACGCGGGTGGGCGTGAGGCGGCTCTCAAGGATCTGCTTGAGTTCCCACGCATAAGCGTAGAACTTGCTAGGATATGCTGCTTTCTCTTCTACTGTCAGCAGATGACGAGACATGATGATAGAACCATTCTCATCAATGATTCCCATCTTGTAGGCTTTCTGATCCTTCCAAGGGGTGGTAACTATTTCAAACAGGCGGTATTGAATGAGTTTGTCGTATGCTTTGTTCTTCACCCTATTTTCCTCAATTGATCCACAATGGATTTGTCTAATTGAATTCCTACAATATCTATGCCGTCTAGGTTCTTTGTAGAAATTGGCATATATTCCAAGTAGACCAGAAAAGTCTTAAGAATATCGTAGAGATCAGTATCAATTTTGAAGAATAAGAGGCGTGTTGCGGCTTCTGTGCCAAACACATTGTAGAAGGTGATGAGGTGATTGAGTATCAGACGCTCACGCAATTCACCCGTGCGCCTGTAACGGCGAAACAACCGCTTGAGATAGATCAAGCGAGTTAAGTCCTCATTGAACTCATCCACACTACGGCAAGTTGGATTGTCGTAGTGCTTTGCAGCATAGAGGGTGTAGTTGTCGTTATCCAGTTTTTTGAATTGCATGATGTGTCATAGTTACTCATTATCTATCCAATGAATAAGGGCATCAGTTTGACCTGATGCCCTTTTTGTTTTTATTCAGCCCAAACCTGGCTTGGAGAAAGTCGGGTTAGTGAAGGGATTCTTATTATATTCCCCTGCCTCACCCGAATTCATTCCTTGCATTCCTGCCTTGCCCCGTGGGTTTGGTGGCGAAGCAACTCCTGGATTTGGATTGCCATTGCTTGCAACAACCTTGGCACTCATACGGGTCATTCCGCTTGATTCCTTCTGAACAGAAATCATCAAGTTTAGACCATGACCAAGGCGGTGGCTGATGCCATCATCCTTGATGGGAGTGTACGAAGTCCCATCCATACCTTCTCGCCCACCAAACTGCTTGAGTGGGAATGCATGGACTCCATCTTCAAGCATGGCTTCCTGATTGAAGTCAAAAGAGATTCCTTGCGAGAACAACTTCTGCTTCATCTGATTGATCGCAGTATTGGGATTAATATAGCACTTGGCTTCTACTGCACCTACAAAAGTGTTCAAGCGTTGAAGTTCTTTTTGCGAAAGTTGATGAACGCTTGCTTCGGGACTATCAATAGCATTGTCTTGAGTATCCATCGGTCCAATTTTTGTACCTGCGACATAACCGCCGTAGGTATCGGTTGGAAGCAATCCTTCCGCAAGTTTCTTTCTCAAATCCTTGAATCGCATGATGACTCCTTTAGATGCGGATGGTACTAGTATTTGCATAGAAGTACTGACTGACTGTTGGGGCTTGTGTCGAAGAACTCGCACTAGAACCCGCTGTGGTGAGTCCTGCAAATCGATCAAAAGTCAGGGTGAAGATGGAGGTTCCGGTTGAACCAGTTAGTCCTGGAAAAGGTGCGACTGAGCCAGAGTTATCTCGCAGATTCAAAGTAACGATTTTGTTTCCAGATGCTGTCAATCCGCCGACAACAAGAACTGCAATATTGTCTTGGCGATAAGAAACGCGACCATTCTTATCGCCAGTTGGGCCAAAGAAATTTCTATAGACATCAAATGGAATTTGTCCTGCCGATACATTACTACCTACAGTAAGTCCAACTCCTGTGTATAGAGCCATGCCTGGATATGTTCCGGATAGACCAATTGTAAGATTCTGCGATAGATTTGTATCATGCGCTTGAATCTTGATATATGCAGTTACACCGGTGAGACCACCAAGAGTAGATACCCCATATGCATTTACGCCATACTGATATCCAACTCCTCCGGTAGGATAAGCAGATAGTGCTGGAGTTGCACCTGGTGCGCCCCAACTTAACGGATATCCATTGGCATCAAATCCTGGAGTATATGTCAAGAATGCGTGGCTGACACCTGTCGCGCCTACAAAAGGAGTTCCTGTTGTTACACTATCGCCATTGAAAGGTGCGCTAAAGTATGGCTGATCTTGGAAATCGCTACCAAAGGTTAGACCACTCAATTGACCCGTGAATCCGTAGGCATAATTAGAAGAGGTTGCGCCTGTGATTGATGGATCGTTTGGCAAGGAAACAATCAGTTCGGTTTGAACTATTGCATTAGTCAATCCTACAGCAGAGCCATAGTTTCCATTGGTCACCCCATAAGCAAACTGACTGCCCATCTGTGGCATTTCCCATCCACGAATTGTGCGGACGACATGACGCTTCTCGGTCTTGTTCAAGAACTGTGGCTTTGATTCTTCGCGGTCGTTGTTGTTCCAGAGTGGCATCTATAGGTCTCCTTTGATGCTTGTATTTAGTTCTTCTTGACTTCGACAGGCTTCATAGCCTCTTCTTCGAAGCGGGCAATCATATCAGCGGTTGGGCTGCAACCGCACTTCTTTAGACCTTCGTTGAGGTTGCGGCGTAGGATCTCGCGCTTGCGCTCAACAGAGCCGTAGCCCTCTTCAAGGAAGGCATGGTTTAGGTCAATAGCAGCCTGCTTTGCGGCTTCCATAATCGCGGTGGGTAATTCAATTTTCTGTGTGGTCTCGCCACGGAGAACTCGCATGATGTCATTTTGTAGTTGTGCCGAAATCTTGTTGTTGTTCATTTGTGCCTCGTAAGGTCTGAAAGAGTCCGATTGCTAGGGTATTTAGCGAATTTTGATACTAGCCTTTATTAGATTCATTGAAAGACTTCATTCTTTACCCTTTTTTTAAATTCTTCATAATTGATGGAGTATTCACTCCAAGAACGGTTGTAGATGATGTAATTTTTGATTGAATTTTAGGATCTACTCCAAAAGAAGTAACCCAAGTCTTTAATTGCTTCCATCTTGCTTGTGCATCTTTTTGCTTTGCCAATGCTGCGCGATAAATGTTTTTCTTGGTTTCATCATCTCCAGGATCGCCAAAGTAAAGAGCATCCGTGGTCATACCCGAATAACCCCCTCCACCGGATACACTACCTCCACCGGATACACTACCTCCTATTACAACCCCACCTAATTCGTCATCTTCCTCGTCATCGCCAGCGTCATCGCCAGGTAGTATGAAAGAGGGCAAGCCCCCTGTTTCATTTTCGCCATCATCCGAACTCCCTTCACCGTCCCTCAATACATCCGACATCAAGCCAGGAGTTGCTCTTAATAGATTAAGAGTTAATTTTGTCTTTATATTTGCATTTGAAATATTGGTAGCAAAATATTTGTACATTGGATTGTCTTTGGGGTTACTATTAGTACCACCCCAACCCGCTCCACCGAAAGAAGCAAGATCTCCTGCGGAAAAGATTCTGCCTTTATCTGCTACCTGTCCGTCAAATACAGAGACATTGCCTGCTGCCTTCTCCGTGAGATGCTTTGAGAATGTTTTGAATGGTATTGTCATATTACTTCTCTGGATTGTGTCCCCAAATCTTGAGTGCCATCAACTTGCGTGTAGGAGTTCCGTCAGATTCGCGCATTTTTCCTGCGGCACCCTTCATTCTAGTTATGAAGTTTACTTGCCGTCTTGCCCATGCCCAATCATTAGCAGTCCATTCGTCCTTGCTCATGCCTTTCATGCGAACGATGGCACGGGCTGAATCGCGTCCCGACTTGATTGGCTTACCCTTGGCTCCTGCCTTAGATGCTTCCTTACGGGATAGTCCTGCATCCTTGCCTGTATCGGAATCAATGAAACTTTCCAATTCCTTTGGTCCCATATTGACAAGGCTCTTCCACTTTTTATAAAGTTCGTCCTTCTCCTGCTGATCCTTGTCCTTATCTTCGGCGGTGAAGTGTTTTTGACCAGGTGTCATCTTGGAATAAGCATGGACAATCTCATCGGTTCCTTGTAACTGATACTCTTTGATCTGTGCCTGCAATCTGCGAGTGGCAGATTCGGCAGGAACATTATTGATCAACATCCATTCAAAATCCTCGTCAAGGGTAGTTTGAATATTTGAATACGGCTCATACATCTCTGCCTTCATGGCTTCAATGTAGATGTTGCAGGTTTCCTTGAGTTCCGTCAATGAAGCCTTGGCTTGCAACATACGAGCCTTCTCAATCTTCTCTGCCATGTTCATATCCGAAGACTCAATACCCATGAGAGTATTGACCATTTCGGCAACCTGTTCCCTCTTGCTACCAAATTTCTTGACAAAGAGTTGAGTGTGCTTTGACTTCTTTTCGGTCTTGAACGCTTCCTTGATTTCCTTTTCTTCTTCCTCATCGCCCCCAACATTCTTTGCACCATCTGTTTGATTCTGTGGATAGATGGCTTGCGCGGGATCTACAATCATGCCAGTCTTGCTCAGAAATTGCAAACCAAGAAGAACCTTGCTGCTCATGTGCGCCCGATCACCGATACTAAACTTGATGTTGGGATATTTCTTCCCGTGGAATTCCACATCCATCAAAACGACCATGCGCTTCTTTTGACCTATTCCACTCTTTACCACCAAACGACTAACAATCTTCTTTGTGACTTTCTTGCCGTTGGGCAGAGTGAATGTGACGGTGTGATCGCCATTGTCCTTGATGCCATCGGCATGAATCATATTGTAGCCGCTGTTGCCGGTATCAACTTTGGCGGTGTATTCCACACCCTCAATCTTGATCTTTTCTCGCACGGCAAGATTGGAGAACAACTTCCAATGTGTCTTATCTAGAATGTAGTTGACAAAATCTTCAACTAATTCCTCGCCCTTTACATTGTCCTTACCCTCACCCTCTTCATAGTAGCGATAGTAGATGTTGCCGCTACCTGGACTTGCATTCATTTCAATGATGTAGGGTTTGCCATCATTGATTACATGGTCAATGCCGACATAATAGCACTTGCTGACCCGTGCAGCCTCTTCTACCAACTTGATTTCCTCTTCCGAAAGTTGGAATGAGCCACCCTTGGATCCACGGGCAATATTGGTGCGGAAATCCTTGGGAGCCTTGTCACGCTTGGCACAGGCAAAGATTTTGCCATTAAGGCAGATGCTACGAACATCATTCTTGAAGTCAGGCAGGAATTCCTGCATAATGACTTCGGCACCGTACTTCCACAGGGTTTGGAGTACAGACTTTAGGCTTTCCATGCTTTCAATTTTGGAAACGCCGATACCTTCTGCGCCTGTAAGAGTCTTGACGATAACAGGGAACTTGCCGCCAATTTCCTTGACTGCGGTTTCAATGTTCTCTTCATTGGCAACAAATGCCGTGCGCGGGTGCGGGAGACCGTGCTTCTTGAGAGCAATAGCAGTCTCCAACTTGTTGGCACATAGTTCCATGCCACCACGCTCATTGATCATAAACACGCCATTGTTCTGTAAGATGGTCATAATAGCAACGCCGATATCGGTGTTCATCACGCCACCACGAACGATTGCCACGGTGTTGCCTGGTACAATTGTTGCATCCTTGCCTTCGCCATCATAGTTCTTGATGACGATCTTCTTGGAAGCGACATTTGAAAGATCAACTTGTGCCTTGGATGTCTTGAGGGCATAGAACTCAATCTTACGCCGCTTGCAGATTTCCTGCATTTTTTCAATCGTATCGCTCAAGTCTTTATCCGATGAAGTAAGAGCAAGGATTGTAACCTTGTCCTTTGGATCATCGGCAGCCTCGGGGATGTATTCCTCGTTGAGTGCCATGCCCTTACGAACATCGTTATAGAGTTGTTTGGCAAGAGTCTTATTACCAGGAATGCCGATAGAGAAGATGTCAAACCGCTTGGCAAATGCAGCAGCCCGCATGAGCGATGCAGACATATACATTGGATCAACTGCCTTGCCCTTCTTCAACATCTTGTCAATATCGGCTAGGCTGACTTTCTCTACACGCTCTTCTCCTGCTTGTACGACACGGAAAGAATCAAACGAGTACTTGCGCTTCTTTGGATCCTTCTCTGCGACCTTACCCTTGTAGGCAGCGATGCCCTTGAAATTGTCAACCTGATCGCTCCCTGCAATCATGGTGATATCGGTATAGCCTAGTTCGCACAGATAGAGAACAGCCTCGTATGGATTCGCTGCCTTGTTCAACGGGAAGTTGCCCTGTGGGAACAACTTGCGTAGGTAGGAGACCTTCTGCGCGTGTGTGAGTGGGTTCTTCTTTGCGTCTTGGGACTTGGAAACAAAGATGAAGTGGTCTGCACTACGCGATCCTGCTTCATCCATGACCTTCTTTACAAGAACACCGTGACCTGTTGTAGGTGGGTTCATGCGACCAAATGCAAAGACTACCGACTTCTTTTTCGGCTTGGCGTTCTTCGTTGCTTCTGAAAAGGTCTTCATAACTTCCAATCCTTGGCTAGGTTAAAGTTTGCCCGTGCGAACTCAATACGATCTACCAACTTGATCATTTGACAAGTATCACCACAAACAGCAACGAAACCTTCGGGGTTCGTAGCCTTGATACCTTTAGTTGTAGGTAGGTAAGTTCCAATCGTCTTGACTTCAGAAAGCCGCTTGATGACGATTAGTTTTGCCTCGCTGATGAGCGAGTGCAGTTGGAACATTTGATCAAATTGTGCAGCGTAAGCATCAATGAACTTGATTGCGTCCATCTTCGCTTTCTGCTTTGCTGCTTGGTTCTTTGGTTGCTTGAGTTTTGAAATTGCCAAATCATACTTGGAGGCAATGTGTGTTTTCAATCTTGAAGAATCGTATTTTGAAATGCCTGCCCTGACACCCGAATTGATGAATGGCATGAGTTCATCAAAGATATCAGTCTTGTGTGCCTTGACCACTATCTTTAAGAATGTCTTGACCTTGGGAGCCAATGGCTTCATTAATTTGAGTAGGGCTACTATCTGCTCGGAGTCACTAGCCGTGATAAATGTCTTGCCTGTTGGTGGAGAAGGCAGGGTGGCAGCAGAAAACCATACATTGGTTGTTTGCTTGAATCCGTCTAGATTGGCAAGCGTTCCCTTGTTCATTCCTTGCAGCGTATCCGACTTCCCTGTATACACCGTATGGAACACGATTCCCAACTTGGCAGCACCGATCTTCTTGCCTAGCGCAGAATCAACAGGAACCGCATAGAGGATGGTATTAGGACGGAACACATAGTTCTTTACGCCGTCAACTTCCATCTCTTTACGGGATGTTGGACTAAACATTAGATCGCCCTGATAGACTCCGGTAGAAGGAAGTACCGCAGGAAGATTCTCCAAGCAAAGAGTGAGTTTGTTCACTAGATCGACATTATCCCCGTGATTGGTTTTGATGTCCTTAAGCGTGAAGTTTATCTTTGGATTCTTGGAGGTGGTTGCGTGCTTCAGGGCAACAAAGAACTTGCCGTTTGAGGGATGCTTTCCTGCAACGATAGCGGGTGCGCCATCCCATTTGGTGGTAATGACCATCTTGGCGGTGGGGGTCTTACTAGCCAAGGACTTGGTGATATTAGTCATCAAAGTCATGGAACTGTTGATGCCATTGTCCAAATCCTTGAACATCAAGTCTTCAATATGCTCAAGATGTTGTGTCTCCACAGCCTCATTAAGAGGGCAGGAGGGAGCATACATCAGACTTGAAAAATTGGCTATCATCACCATATTTAGCCTA